GTAGCGAGTACATCTTTTTTTCTTGCTCTAATATTAAACTTGTATGTTGTTTCAAGGTCAGGTAATACAGGTATAGTTCCTTGAATCCACCCAGTGTCTGCATCCAACGTTAAATCAAAACCATCACGTGAAGTTGTTGGTAATCCTATACTGCCAATATCGTATGCCGCACTATCAAATGTATTATCAAATCCAGTTTCGGCAGAGTTATCTTCAAAATACTCAATCGTATCACCATTGTAGTCTATCGCATCAAACTTGTACATAAAGTTGTTGTCATGTAAGACTGGACCAATCTCGCCTATCTCGGTCTTCATAAGAGGACTATAAGTAACTTTACTATCTACAGTAAAGGTATTATCATCAACACTAATTTGATCTGATGAAACTTTTATGTCGCTACTAGAGATTACTCTTAAATTATAGCTCTTTGCATTTTCTTTGTTTCCATCACTGACTGTAATAGTAAATTGATAGTTAGAATATATGTCTGTGCTGGGAGACAAGATTGGGTAAGTGGTTACTGTTGGTGCATCATTATCGTATGTGCGACCATCAAACTGTTCATCGTCAAAACCCAAATTATTAATTTCTGTTCGTACCGCATCTGTCACATAGTAAGGACGAATAAACCCACTGATTTTACCAGTATGTTTATCTAGTGTTACACCATCTGGCAATTGTCCGGCAGACAAGGACCAAGTTATTGTATCTTCTGTATCTAAATCCAATGCTGTGATATCAATATCTACATATTGGCCATCAAAGTATGTACCCAGAGGATCAAACTTTAAAATTTTGGGTGGGTTTGACCCCACAATGGTCATGCTAAATGTTCTATCTGCTACTGCGGCACCTGCTTGATACAATGAAATTACTAATGTTTCTCCAGCCGCGGCCAATGCACGATTTAATGTAACAGTTACTACTCCTGTTGACGATTTTTTAAATCTAGTTGTTATTATTGCGTTATCATTTATTACTGCCAACACACGAGTAATGTCAAAAGTAATAGGCTGCGTCAATATAAACTGAGTACGTGTTGCATTACCATTGCTGGTAAATGTTTCGTAGTAATCAGCTACTCTAGCTCTAACAGCAAATTTACTTGTAATTTGTTTAAACCTAATCCTAGCTATGCTATCGTTTATATCAGTTTCACGTAAGATAGTGTCAGGTGATCCAGCAATAGTCCCATAACTGTCAATGTGGACTCCTGATGGCGGGGTACCTGCGACCAATTCAAAGGAAAGTGGACGTGATGGATCCACGCTGTCGTAGGCTTCTAACCCTAACGCGAAGAAATTAAGCTCTGATACTGTACCTAAACTACCAGACGGAGTGGACCAAACTGGAACAGACATTCGTTATGTGACCTTATATTTTTACCTACTTAACTATTTATAGTCGGAACAAAATTGGGTTATCGGTATATGTGATAAATTTTTCAATGTGTGAAATTCTCCTGGAATTATTACATTTTCTGCCATTACACGTATATATTGATGTTTAGGGTGTGATCTTACTACTTCTGTAATTTGTTCTATCCAACTACCAAAATAGGTTGGTACATCATGCGACTTCTTGTAAAATTCTGTATCTGCATAAACATTGTTAAATTTGCTGTTTACACCGCAAAGATCAAACCCCAACATATAGATAGTATGCGGATCAGATTTGCTGGCATATGTCAACGCCACTGGACCACTACTATATGTATAATTATACACAATGGGATTGGCACCCAAGCTGGGTAGTGGTTTTCTAGTATAAAATTTATGTTTTAGCGCATATCCGGATTTTTGAATCTCTGTGCTGATACCCGGATCTGTTGCTACCAATACATCTGGTGTAAAATGTCGATAGAGTGCGTTACATCCGTAAATTTTTCCATACTTACGTAATGTAATTAATTCAATTGGCCGTCTGGATACTCCGTTGCCTAATACAAATGTCAGTGTCATATAATGATTAAAAAGCCCTGGTATTTACCCAGGGCTTTAATCTTAATTAAAAATCAATTAAGCGTTTGGTATTTTGCAATATGTAGCATCTGCTGTACTGAATGTCCAGGGTGTAGCTACACCAGTGACATAAACTGTACCAGTACCACGAGTCAACGTAGCTTTGTGGGCTGTTAACTTGGTTACATAGTAAGTACCGCTTGATGCATCTGTTGCTACAATGTCCATTTCACCGGCTGCTGAACTTGCTGAACTTTTCAGTTTGCAAATCATTGTGCCAGTTGCTGTTGTTACTTTATAACGTGTACTAGACACTTGCTTAATGATGTCAGCAACTTGGCGACTTCCGCCAGTTACATAAGCATAAGCAGTAATTGCGTTTTCGTTATTTGTTGCCGAGCGAACTGCGCCACTATCAACTTCATATACTGCTGTTGCTGTACCACTTGTTTCTGCACCTCCATCGCTGTCAGCAATAGTAACTGTTGGTAATGCTGTGTAACCAGAACCTTTTTCAGTCATTGTAACTGATGCTGGAGCACCGGCTGTAATTGTTACGGTACCAGTGGCTGTTACACCGCCAGGTAATTGTGGAGCACTAAAAGTTACTGTTGAAGTGGCTTGTGTAAACCCACTCCATACACCGCCAATGGTTACACTAGCAATACCGTTACCACCGATACCATCATCAGTTGTTACGCTTGTGGAACCAATGTTACGGTTACCAAAATACTTTCTATTTAGACTTCTTGCCATTTGTTTTCTCCTTAAATGTGACGTTTTAGGTCATACGCGGTGGTCGCCGCATAAATCCGCTAACCTATTCAGTGGACAACTTATTTATGCAAAATCTTGATTAGCCAGTATCATAAGCAATAAATGTTGCTGAGCAAAACTTAACACGTCGTTGGCTTGTTGTATTTTTTCATTATATGATGTTTGCCCAGCATCACTGGGACGTCGCCGTATACGCATTAAAATTTTACTGCTTTCAAGCATTATACTGTCGATATTAGCCAGTAATCTATGGAAATCGCGATGATATCGTGGGTATTTGTTACCAAAATGAAGTAGGCTTTGTCGTACATTATACCAATGTTCCATGTCAGTTATAGTTACGTTTAGTAAGTCAATTTCCATATAAATATTTAAACAAACGGAGACTCACCATGAAATTTAATTTCACTCAAGATCAATTAGCAAAAGTGTTGACACATAACAAAGACGTAGCTGGATGGTATACTGCTATGTGCGATGTTTTACCAAAATTTGAGATAGATTCAGAACTACGTGTAGCTGGATTTTTAGCGCAATGTGCTCATGAAAGTAATGACTTTACAGTGCTACAAGAAAACTTGTATTATACTGCTGACGGATTAACCAAGATTTTCCCTAGATATTTTACATCAGTTAATCCTGCTGATTATGCCAAGCAACCAGAAAAAATTGCCAGTCGTGTTTATGGCGACAGAATGGGAAATGGAAATGAAGCCAGCAAGGAAGGCTATAAATTTCGCGGTCGTGGGCCAATTCAATTGACCGGCAAAGATAACTATACTGCTTGTAGTAAGGCAGTGTATGGTGATTTACGTCTAGTAGAAAGTCCTGACCTAGTTACTACCGACAAGGAAGCCTCACTAAGTACTGCTTGTTGGTTTTGGAAAAAGAACGGATTAAATGAAATTGCTGATCGTGGTGATATCGTTACTATGACCAAACGTGTCAACGGTGGTACCAATGGATTAGATGATCGCAAAAAACATTATAATACTGCCATGGCTGTATTTGGTGGTAAAGTGCCTGAGCAAACTACACCAGTATTAACTGAAAACTTACGTGTGGGAAGTCGTGGTGATGCTGTTGTCGCTATACAGGCCAAGTTGGGGTTAAATGCTGATGGTGCATTTGGTCCAGGAACTGAAGCCGCTGTTAAAAAGTGGCAGGCAGATCATGGATTAACTGCTGACGGTATTGTGGGTCCAACAACGTATGGAAAAATGATAGGCTAATATGCGGGTAACTGAGATCACAAAACGAGAACGTGAATCACAACGTGTCAGGCAGTTGGGGGCACGTCGTGGTGTAATGACTCGACGGATTTATGGTTATGAAAAAACTTACTTAGAAACCATAGAGAAGTTAAACAAACCACGTGATCTTGGTTCATTGCAACGACTTGCTAAAAAAATCTGGGCTGAATTTTATCATGGAAATAGAAAAATTCCTGAGATTAGATTTGGTCCAGGTACGTTAGATCTGGGTTATCCATTAAGTTACACATTGGGATATAGTTTGATAGAACTATGCCCTGGTCAACGAAATGTTGTAACATTAGTTCATGAATTGGTTCATGCTATTGGGCCCAGTCAACATGGTGCAAACTTTGCACAGTTATATTATAAAGTATTAGAAAAATATTTACCTGTAGCGATACGCGAAAAAGTATATCAATATTTGGTCAAAGAACATTCTCAGTTAATGAGAAAAGTTTACCGCAAATAAATTATCCAATTTTTTTAATGTAGTATCCACCGCCAGCATATTCTTTTGGCAGTTGACGATATGGTATAGTATGTCTGGTACCATCGTTGGATTTGACGGTTAATGCATACTCTAACTGATTACGGTTGATATGATTAATAGCCGATCCTGACCAACCAGTTACTGTTCCTGTACCAGCTGGAATTTGATTGTATCCCCACTCAACAATATCACCTTTGACAATTCTGGGTAGGTCAGCAATTTGTTCCAGCAAGTCTGAAAACGGTATAAGGATGTCGGCATTCATAATATTATTTATATCAAAACAAAAGCCCCATTGCTGGGGCTTCTGTATTTGCTTTGCTTCTACTTCTTGGGTTTAACTTTTCGATTAAGAGAAAGTTAAGTTTGATACTGCAATTTCACCCAAGTAGTCGCCGGCATTACCTAGAGACGATGCAGTGTTTGTCAATTCGACATAACCGTAACGTGTCATAAAGCCAACAACTGGTTCGAACGTAGCTGGGTCAAGCACAACGCCACTGCTCATCAACGGAATGTATGGGCAATAGAACGCGGCTGCATCTGCTTCGCTGGAACCTTTGTAACCAACTAGAACTGCTTGTGAATCACTTGCGTATGAGTCAACATACACTTTCATGCTACCATTCAATGTACCCACAAACTTGGTGTTTGTTGGGGCTTCGAATGTGCCTTCAGTTGTACGAGCAAATGCGCTTGTAGTTGCACTTTGTAGCACTGTTAATGCTGTTGAGCTAACAACCGCCCAGTTACCAGCACCACGACGTGTACGCTGAGCAATTTTATTTGCTACACGGTTGATAAGAACGGCCAATGCGGCATGTTCGTCACCAACGAATGTTGCAGTACCACTAACAGCGGCTTGGTTGAAAGTTTCTTCAGTTGCTGCCAAGCTACGTAGGCTTCCAAGAACTTCTTGGTCAATTTCAACCGTAATTTCTTGTGCCAAAGCGGCCATAATTTCTGCTTCTACATCTAAGCCGTGCATTGATTGTGCATCTTGTGCGGCCTCAAACGTCCAACGAGCTGACAACTTACGTGTGCGAGCTTCGACAGTTTGTTTCAGGATTTGCACGTTGATCTTACGACCAGGAGCACCTTCAAGAGTACTTGTTGCATCTGCTTTACCAGTACCCAGGGCACCGGAATAAGCTACAGCAATTTTAAATGGGCTTAGTGCTTCATCACCGGCTGTTGTGTCGGTGTCGAAACCACTAGTATCATTTGTTGTCTCTGCATAACGTACACGCAGAGTGTGGATTTGTGCTACTGGACCAGTCATTGGTTGTACACCAACGATTTCGTTTGCAATAACTGTTGGCATTACACGGCGAATCACTGGAAGAATAACGCGATTCAATGTTGCTACGTTGCCTACGGCAGTAGCGCCACTTGTTGCGGTTTCTGTCAAGTGCCTACGGGTGTTTTCCAACATTACAGACATACTTGTGCGGCGTGAACCATTAAGACCTTCCAACAGGGCCTCTTTCGTTTCACTCCAACGACTTTCTAAGAGTACTTGTGACATTTTTATTTCTCCTTGTTTAACTACTTTTTACTTCAGCCCTGCTAGACGACGTAGATCTATGACATTATTATCATAATGATCTGGTGCCGCACGAACAGCTTTGTTGCCAGTTACTACTAGGCTTTCACTCAACACTTGCTTGTTCGCTGCAGGTTGAGCTGGTTTACCATTAGTTAGTACTGCTGGCAGATACTTGTCGAATGCAGATTTCAACTTCGGGGTCTGCACTCCTTCCAACAACTCGGTCATTACTTTGGCCTTGTCTTTGGTTAGTGTTCCTAATAATTCAGCGGTAATTTTCTGACGTTCTGCGATATCTCGCGCAACGCGAATTTCTGCTTCTTTGCTTTCTACTAACCTGGTCTTTTCGGCAACTTTCTTTTTGCTCTCTACAATGATAGCTTCTTTATCAGCAACAACTTTTTGTAGTTTACTGATTTCTGCGTTTTCATTTAAGTGAGTTACTGCAAATTCGCCAGCAAAGGCTTCAAAGAGTCTGCGACCAAACATATTTTCGCGAGCTTCCTTAATATCCTTCTTGAACTGTGTTAGTTCGGTTTTTAGATTCTTGATTACTGATTCCTTAACAATAGCCGCACTTTGAGTCACAAATTTCTTTTGTAGTGATTCCAGTGTAGATTGTGCTGTGGTTAACAAACGGACCTTGGTTTCAGCTAAATCCTTCTTGTCGGTAGCAAACTCCTGAATTTCTTCAGCCAACGCTTTAATAACAAAGCGGTCTAACTTGGCCATGGACAAGTTTTGTGCTTTGCGATCATTGCGTAGTTCCTGAATTTCTTCAGAAAGTTTGGTAGTTAAGAATGAATTAAACTTACGCCCAGTGTTTAATGCGTGTTTCTTAAAAGCCACACGATCTTCCACCAGTTTACGTTTATCATCAGCAAATTCTTTTAGCTCTTGCGTCAGAGTTTCAGTTACCATTTTGTCTAAAGCTTCAACCATTACAGACTTGTCGTGCTCGTAGTTTCTAGCAAACTCTTCACGTAGCTCGGCACGTACTTGTTCACGGGTTTCAACTAATTTAGCTTCCCATGCTTCAGCGATTGCTTGCTTTGTGTCTTCGTTCACTATACCACTATCGATCAGAGGTTTGATAGCTTCTAGCATTTGGATCTCCTTATATTTTCAAGTCTTTGATAAGTCTCAACACTGAGGCTCGCAAATACTTTTGGACTTTTGGATCGGCACCTGCATCTTGCGATGCTTCGAATACCCTGTGTCCATAACGCATGTTCATCAACCCTTCAAAAACTGGCTGGGGATACGCATTTGGAGCACTAGGTTGTGCAACGATATCAACTGTTACTATTTCAAAATTACGAACTTTACCGGTACTGTCGTCAACTTCACCACTACCACGTGAACTTACTCCTAGTTTTACACCACTGTCTAACATGGTGTGAACTATTTTACCCATAGGAGTTGGAATGATTTTCATCTTGCCAAATCCGTTAGGACCATCCATCCACATTTTAGTAATCACGTGACTAACCCGATCTAGGTTAATTTTAAGATCAGCAGGGTGATCTACTTCACCCAATACACTGTGACCTTTTTTAATTTGTTCATTAATTAAATCAACTGCG